GTCTCCGATTCCTACTGCTTTATCACCTAATAATTCAAGTGATAATAAAGCTTTTGCTTTATCTGCTATTGCAGACGTACGTAACATATCTATTAATTTATTCATTTTATTAAGGGTTTTATTTCTTTTTTATTTAATCCTCTTTCCATTAATATACGATTAATTTCTGGGGTATCCAATATATTTATATATTCTTTTGATTCTTTGCTTGAACATTTAAAATAATCTTTAATATGATCTACTAAACCTATATTTGGTTGTTTAACTTTTGATTTTATGTATTTACTCCATTTATTATTTTTGGGTATAAATTCTTTATAAATACTATAAATAGATCTTTTTTCTTGAGGGGGATAATCTTGTACATAATTAACAACCTCAAGAAAATTTGGGTTCATTGATAAAAACCTATGAATCATATAACTATTAAAAACCTCCCAGTCTTTATCTGTAAAAGATTCAACTGGGGGTTTAGTAGTATTAATTGCTTTTAACCAATCAAAAATATTTTTCATTAAACAATTTGATCTTTGTATTCTTCTCTTAAATCTTTAGGTATTGATGCTTCTAGTATTTTATTTGTTTCTGGGTCAAAAAATACAGGAATAGGTAAAAGAGCATCTTCATCCGTTCCTGTTATAAATTTAGAAACTGTACGTAATACTACTCCTTGTTTAAATAATACTCCTCCATCAGAATTTTTAATTCCTGTTGTGTTTTTTAAATCGATTGGTGGTCCTTGTTTTTGTTGCATAATTATTTATTTATTATTTATTATTTGTTGAATTAATGACATTATATTTATTTCCTTATCAATACGGAAATTTGCTTTATATTGGTGTTCGTTTATTAAAATTGCTATTGTACCTTCTTTACCTAATGAATATTCAGATGACCTTTCATATAGTGCTCTAAATAATTCATCAAAGTCATCTACATTAGCATCTGCTATAATTTGACGTACATCATTAAAATTTGGTTTGTTTGATAATACGGTAATTACTTTATCAATGTAATTAGATGATACTAGTATAGATTTATCTAACTGTAATTTATTATCTAACGTAGATAACTGTATAGTATTAATACACTTACGTAAATCAGGATAATATTGGTTAACTAGCGGTACTAAATCATTTATTTTATGTATAATTGATTCTTCATTACAAATCCAATTTAAATGTTTAGCAACATCTTTTTTAGTTGGAGGTACAATTTTAAGTACTTGACATCTAGATTGTAAAGGATCGATAATACGTTCTACAAAATTACAAGTCATAATAAATCTTGTAGTACGTGAAAATGTTTCAATTATATTTCTAAGTGACGCTTGAGCTTGTATAGTAAGAAAATCTGCTTCATCCAAAATAACAACCTTAAGGGGTTTAAATGAAGCAACCGATGCAAAACTTGAAACTTTATCTCTAATAGTTTCAATACCACGCTCATCAGAAGCATTAATATATAGATGATCACAATCTAGACTATTAACAATAATCTTTGCTAATGTTGTTTTACCAGTTCCTGCAGGGCCATAAAATATAAAATTTTGTATATCATTTTGGTTTAAATACGCAGATATAGATTTTTTTATACTTTCATTACCAACATAATTATTTAAGGTTTTAGGTCTATATTTTTCTACTAATAAACTATGCTCCGTATTCGCCATATATTGAATATTTTTTTTCTGGTTCAGGTATTACTTCTGTTTCTGTTGAATCAATTGCATATAAACTACTTTTAAGTGGTTCTAACCTATAACTACCTTTAAATCCTGTTTTAACCATATAGGCTTCTAAACAATCAGTTAATGTTTTGTGTATAGGACCATCTGGTTCATTTGCAATTAATCTCCATTTATCGCCAGGCGGTACTCGCCTAGCGATTAGGATATTTTGTTCTTCAATTTTTGTTTCAGCCATAATATACGAACTATTTTTACATCATCCCCATCATTGATGGATCTATTTGTGATTGATTTTTACTATCTTCATTAAGTTCTTCTACTACAGTACATTCAGTTAATAATACTGTTCCAGCAACTGAAGCGGCATTTTGTAATGCTGTTCTAGCTACTTTAGTTGGATCTATAATACCAGCTTCTTTCATATTAACTGTTTTTTCTGTTTTAATATCAAACCCAGCCCATGTATCATCACCTGAGTTGATTAAGTTATCAGCTAAAATTTGTCCTTTAACTTTATCGAACCCAGCATTAATTAAAATTTGATTAAATGGTTTGGCACATGCTTCAATTACAATTTGGGCACCAGTTGTTTTAGCTTCTAAACCTGAAGAAGCATACAATAATGCTGTTCCACCTCCGGGTATTATTCCTTCTTCAATAGCAGCTTTTGTTGCATGAAGTGCATCATCAACTCTATCTTTTTTCTCTTTCATTTCAGTTTCAGTATTTCCACCAACATGAATAATAGCTACACCTCCAACGAATTTTGCTAATCTTTCTTGAAGTTTTTCAATTTCAAAAGGTGTTGATGCTTTATCGATTTGTTGTTGTAATTCATCAATACGAGCTTCAATAGGTTCAATTGCACCCTTTCCATCTACAATTGTTGTTGTTTCTTTTTCAACAGTTACTGTTCTTGCTTCACCAAACCACTCCCAAGAAAATTTATCAAGTTTCATTCCCTTTTGTTTATCAAATACTACTCCACCTGTTGTAATAGCAATATCTTCTAAAACTAACTTACGTCTATCCCCAAAATCTGGTGCTTTTACAGCACACACACTTAAAGTACCTCTCATTTTATTTACAATAAGAGTAGCTAAAGCTTCGTTATCAATATCTTCAGCAATAATTAATAAAGATCTAGCTTGAGCACCTACTGCTTCTAACACAGGAAGTAATTCTTTTACTTGTGTTAATTTTTGATCTGCTATAAGAATAAGGGGATTATCTAATATTGCTGTCATATTACTATTATTTGTAACAAAATAAGGTGATTTAAAACCTCTATCAAATTGTAACCCTTCAACAGTTTCTAAATAAGTTTCACCTGTTCTAGATTCTTCTATATGAACAATTCCTTCCATTCCGACTTTATCTATTGCAGTTGCAATTAGCTTCCCAGTTTCAGGATCATTATTCGCAGATATAGTAGCAATTTGTTCCAATTGTTCTTCCCCTGATATTTCTTCTGATAATTTCTTTAGATTATTAACAACTAATTTAACTGTGCTATCAATATCTCTTTTAATTTGGACAGCGTTTTCATTATTATTAAGAGCACTTAACCCTCCTTTTACCATTTCCCTAGCTAATAAAGTTGATGTTGTTGTTCCATCACCTGCTTTTTCTGCTGTTTGAATAGCTGCTTGTTTTACTAATTGTACCCCTAATTCTTGTTCTGGGTCGAGTAATGTAATTGATTTTGCAACTGTAACTCCATCTTTTGTTGACTGTAAAGCTCCTCTGTCTGCAATTACTACATTTCTACCATTTGGTCCTAGTGTTGATACTACTGCATCTGCTAATATATCAATTCCTTTTACTAAATTTTCTCTGGCTGTTGAGCCTATTGTGACTTGTTTACTCATTTGTTATATCTGTTATACTGTTAATTTCTTCTGTTGTTAAACTTTTTTTGGTTTCCTTTAAAATTTCATCTAATACTATTGGTTTATTTATTTTAGCTAAAATTTGATTTTCAGGTCCTACCCAATATTCTTCACCTTCATAAGGTAATTTAGTAAATCCCATTGTTGGTAATACAACAATATCACCTACTTTAACAGTAGTTGGGAGGAAATTCCCCATTTGTGTTGATTGACCTGGTCCTACCGAAATTACTTCTCCAGTTTCATTTTTATCATTTCCTAAATCTGGGACTATTATACCCCCATATAAGGTTTCTTCTGATTCTTTGGGTTTAACGATTACGGCATTAAATAGTGCTTCTAAGCTCATGTGTGTAAGTTTTAATTTTATTACTGATTGATTTATAATTTTGTATGTAATTGTGTAGACTATTAAAATTATCTTCTTCAGTCATCAATTCCGCAATTTTATTTATTGCTTGTGGAAAATTAGGATAAAAAAATAATGATTTTTCATAGGTTTTACTTTTACCTTTAGATCTAAAATGTGTAGCATCTGATGTCACATTTTGTTTTACAGTATAACTGTATTCATCTTTAGTGATAAAGTAAGGTTCTAGTAAAGGGTCGGTAATAGTCTGAATAGACTTTCGTTTTTTAGTCATATATAACATTTTTATTTGTCGTGAATATACGAATAATATTGCGCTAGGACACGCTTTTTTTAATAACTCTTATTTTATTTTTATTGATTTTGGTTTAGCTTCTTCAGCTAGAGGGAGAAAAATTTCTAATAATCCATTTTCTAAAATAGCATCGGTTTTTGATAAATCAAACTTAGGTGCAATTTTATATCTTAAATCAAAAGATTTTTTAGACAAACCTTGATGAATAGTCCCTTCATGGAAGTTTTCATCATCAGGTTTTTTGTAAGTAATTTTTAAAATATCACCTTCAATATCAAGGATAACATCTTTTTTAGTTAGCCCTGTACAGGCAACTTCAAAATGTAGTCCTTCGTCATCGAAGAAAATATTAAGTGGATGTGATTGTTTAGTGTTTGAAGCTGGTTGAAATGTGCTATCAGCTTTAAAGTGATTCCTAAATAGGATGTCGAAAGGGCTTAGATGCCTCTCTAATAATTGTAATGTACTCATATCATTTGTTTTTGTGGAGCCGAAGCTTCCGGTTAATTTAAATATAACATCGTGCCCTAGCTACAATTTTATATTCGATTATACATATGTGATTACTCATTTCTAGCAATAAAGTATTCACTTTCTGTTTCTGCTGTTGTAAAGTTTAGTTTTAACATCCCCATTTCTGATACTTTCATAATTCCTTTTTCCATATCTTTATTAGCACTTAATATATCTTTAAATATATCTGAATCAAATGGTATTTGAATGTCTCCTTTTGTAATATTTCCTCTAAGTTGATATGTTATTTTATTTGAAAAACCGGTGTTATCTCCCAGTATAATTTCGCAAATATTTTGACCATCCATATCTGTTGTACTAGTAATTAACATATTGTTGACATCAGCTAGTGCACTTTTAGCTTTAATTAAGTGATCAATATCTTCTTTAGTTAAATCAATCTGCATTTCAAATGATTCAGGATCTTCATAATAAGTATTTTTACCTAAAATAAGAATATCAGCTAATGAATAGGTTAAATCAAAATTTAAGTCAGCAATATGCATTTTAGTATAAACTGCTTTAATTTTTTCTAATGATATACTTAACTCTCCATTAGTAATAGAAATTAATTTACTAAGTTTATGAGTATCAAATACACCTAATTCAGCATCTTCTAAGTTAAAGTTATTATGTTGTACCTTACATACTCTACCATTATCTCCAGCATATATAATAAGTTGATTGTCTTTAATACGCCATTTTACTTGGTTATTTAAACCGTTTAAATAATATTTTGATATGACTGATGTTAATGTGCTTTTATTTACCATAGATATAATATACGAAATTTAATTTATATTTCAAACGAATTTAATGCATTTGTATAAGGATTTAAATCTAATGACCATTGTAGATCACTAAAAAACCCTTCTAATTTATTTAATAATATTGAATCAAATACTTTTTGTCTATCAGCATACCTATCTAAAAAATCTTGTATTTTTTCTGGTATGTCATAATCAAAAAATGCTAATGCTTCTATTTTATAGGGATTATCTTTTACATAAATCCATTTAACTTTATCAGCTTGGGTAATTAAATTGTGTTTTTTATCTAATTGCCATAATTTTAATAAATCATTATAACGTATAGCTGCTCTTACGGGTGCTGGAGCACCTTTAAGTATTTCAGTAAACATTTCCCCTGCTCTAGCTTTAGTACCGGAATATTTTTCTAATTTTTTTACAGCAGTAGGGTTACCTAACTTAGCTAAGGATATTTCACCACCAAGAATTTGTTTTTTAAATATTTTAATTTGATCAATTATATTTGCTTTTTCCCCTCCCTTAAGTACTTGTTTTAAGATACTATTAAAAAATTCTCCAAGGATAGGTGGAAAATTAGCTTTCATAAACTCTAAACCTTTAATATCTAAAGTTTCTTTTGAAATACCTTCTTGTTTAGTAATCCACTGGGCATAGCGTCTTGTTGCTCTAAAATAAGCTGATCTGATTACACATTCAGTTTTCATTTCTAACCTATGCTCAGATACATTAAAGCATTCTTTAGCTAAAATATTATAGTGGTCTGTTATAATATCTTGGTAAGCCATTGCTATATCTTCTAATTTATTATCTTTTTCTTTATCAGATAATTCTTCAAAATCTGGGTATAAATGTAATAGTAAGGGTTCAGCATTAAAGTAATTTGAATCTGTATCAACATATGCACAGTAGTTTTCATCATCTGTATCACATATCCACCAAGGTGTTTCTTCTAAATGTTTCATAAGGATTGTGCTATTAACTTCTTAAATTTAGTTGATGACCAGCCATGGCTTCTATCTAAATAATGGATTAATATTCTTAAATTATCTCCAGTAAAAGGTTCATCTTTATAATCATCACCTAGAAATCTTATATCAAATTCTCCCATTTTAAGTAGATCATAAAGTTGTTCTTCGTATGTGTATCTAATTACACTATCTACATATTTAATAGATTCTAATATTTCTTTTCTTTCATCTGTACTTAATATAGCAGGCATTTTATTTGGTCTTTCTATATTAGGTTGTGTATGTAATAATATTATAAGACTATCACAATGTTGTTTTGCTTCTTTAAACATTTTTATATAACCTGGATGTATTACATCAAATGCCCCCGCTATAACTCCTTTTACCATTAATATTTTTTATATAATTTTTCTTCTACTAATCCTGATGAAGTTGATATGTTAATTATTTTTTTAATTTCATATCTCTTATCATTAGCAATATACACAGAACGAGCCAGTTCTACAAATTCTTTGTCAAATCTCTTCTCACGTTCGCAATCTCTAATCCAATCTTCTATATCCCAAAGTTCACCATTAATTTTAGCTAATGCAAGGTAATGAACTTGTAATTCTCCCCCATATATTCTAAACAATTCATTACATAAAGGGTTTAATTCATCAAATTCTTTTTGAATATTAACTAATTTTTCCTTATCCTTAATTTTAAGTAATTTTAATTCTAGAATGGTAATTTTATCTAGCAATTCTCCGTTTGATATTTCTATTTTCATATTAAAATGTTCTTTCTCCAGGTACAGGAGGTAAATTTACAGGAGCTTGTCTATTTGAATCTAAATCATCTCTTTCTTTTATTTCTATTTTATATTTAATCCCTGCAACTTTAAATGTTCCTCCCTGTTTAAGCATTTTTCTAAAAAAGTTTTCTTGGATCTCATTCCATCCTTCACTTCTAAGAATTAATTCTTCTTTTGAAATTGGTTCACCATCTGAAGATATGTGTTGATTTTTTCTAATTGATTGTTTTTTTAATGCCATTATATTTTTAATTTTAATTCATTACGCATAACTTTGTTTATATGTCTATTAGCACAAAGGGCTGATTCTTGTATGATTCTGTGACCTGATAATGTAATTGCTTCACTTAAAATTGATTGATTCATTCCATATCTAAATGAAGGTAAAGCTGTAGCACCGTATAAACTATTAAGTAAAATTTTCATTGTATATTGCATTAAATAGTTATATTCACCAACTTCTTTATCTCCAGATTGGTATGCCTTTTTCATACGTCCTTTATATAAAACACGTTCTTCAAACCACTTTTTAAGTATAGTTGATAATACTGCTTCTTTATCTGTTCTAAACATTGAACCATTAGCTGCTACAGCTAAATCTTGTGATTCAATTATTTTAACTAATTCCCCAGCTTCAACATTAGTTTGACGTCGTTTTCCATTTTCAACTAAT